GTTTCCGACCGCTTGTCGCAGCCGACGGTAAAGCGGACAAGATCACCCGCCGCAAGTGCGGCCCGGATGCCCTGCCACAACTCGATCCGCCGGCCGCCATCCTTGATGCGGTCCGATTTGACCAGTCCCGAAAGCCCCGCCGCTGCGCCTGTCAGGACGTCGATCCGACCGAACTCGAACCAGCGATCATCAAAGCCGCCAAAGGTGGCAAAGCTGAAAACCCGGTTCTCGCGTTCCAACCCTTCCAAGATGCGTTCGGAAAAATAGCCAGGCTGGGTCAGGTCGAACCGGCACCGGCTGTCGCCCAGAACCGCCGAACAGCCGCGCGCGTATGACAGGCCGACCGGCTGATTCAGCGCGTCCGACAGGCCCCGCAACTCGGCCCGGAACTCTGCCCCCTTGCGGCCCACCTCGCCCAGTGAGCCGCGAAATAGCAACGCCCGCACAGACGGATCGGCCCAGTTGGCCAGCCACAGCCGCACTTCGGCCCCGTCATAGCGCCCGGCTGCCAGATCGGTCTCCGAAATCGCGGCATCCGTCAGAGCCCCCAGTGCCTCGGAGTTGTCGACCGCTAGCCCCGTGCCCTGCTGGATCGCCCGCGCGGTCAGGCCCGACCCGGCCCGATGCACGACACCGTCGATCTCTACATCCCGGTCATGGTCGGTGAACCCCAGCACCACCCCGTCGCGCCGCGTCACGGTCCAGGCCCGGCACAAGGTCGTCGTGGCGCCGGCCAGATGCGTCGTCATCGCTTCCGAGGTCATGCGCGAATCTCCACGATCGGCACGGCGGGCACATCGCCCGCCTGAAACGACGCGACCGAGGTCTGTACGCGGTCGCTGTCGAACCGCACCGGCACGTCGAACTCGAACCCCGCCGCCACTTGCGTTCCCAACGCCGGCGCAACTTCGAAAGTCACCGCGCCGCTGGCCGGATCGACGCTGAATTCCAGCCCTTCGACCTTGGGATCCTCGGCCACCGCCACCAGCACCGTCCCCAGAACCGGCTTCACGATCGGCCGCACATAGGTCTCTTCGCCCGAACGATAGGTCTTTTGCAGCCGGAAGACTGTGCTGACGCCATCGCCGATGCCGATGATCTGATCCAGGGGCGAGGGCGCGCGCGAGGCCGGGCAGGATTTGTAATCCGACCAGTCCTTCCAGCGAAACCCGTTCAGCTGCCCCCGCCGCGCCTCGAAGAACGCGATCAGCGTCTCCACATCGTCCAGTGACCGCAGCCCCACGCCTGCGTCATAGCGACGGCGCGAATGCGCCCAGGGCGTGTTGCGTTCCTCATGCCCGTTTTGCAGCGTGACGATCTCGGTCCGCCGCTCCGGCCCGCCGACCGAGCCGAAGCTCAGGTTGGCGGGAAAGCGAATTTCGTGAAATGCCATGTTCCGTCCCTACCTGTTGCGTTGGCCACGGCTCAGCGCGCGACCAACCTGCGCCGCGATCTGGCTCTGGCTCCGCTGGAAGCCCTGCACATCGGGGGTGGAGATGTTCATCACCACATTCACCGGTCGCCCGCCGCCCGCCGCCTGCACGCCGAGCCGGCCATCGGCGCCGCGCGCCAAGGGCATAATCGCCTCCGGCCCCGCCTCGCCCATCAACCCGCGTCCGCCACGCATTGGGAAAGCCGTCGGCGAAGACACCACACCGCCATTGGCAAAAGGCATCACCTTTCCTTGTGCAAAGGCCCCACCATTGGCAAATGGCATGAAGGCCGACATCGCTCCCGCGATCCCCTGCGCCAGCGCACCACCGGCGGCATTGGTGATCGGCTTCATCGCGATGCCGTAGATCGTATCGGCGATGGTCTTGCCCACCCCCTTCAGTGCGTCCGACAGCTTCATCCCGTCAAACACCAGCCCGTCGAAGGCGCGCCGCAGCCCGCCGCCGATTCCCGAGGACAGCACATTCACCTCTCGCCCGGTGAACACCATCGAATTGCGCATCCTGGCCAGTTCGCCGTCAAAGGCCGCCACCATCGCGGCCGAAGACCCCAGCCGGTCTTCCAGTGCCGTCAGCTGGTCCATCAAAACCTCGGCTTCGTCCATCTTCCGTCCCCTTTTCCGAGATGTCCGGGAAGGCGGCAGCCATCTCTGCCAACCGCGCCCGCGTCAGGGGCGGAGCCGTCTGCTCCGCCCCCAGCATCATCCGCAACTCCACCGGCGTCAGCCGCCAGAAGGCGTCGGGCTCCAGCCCCAGGCCATGCAGGCCTGCCCGGATCAGCCCCGGCCAGTCGATCCGGGGCGTGGCGACAGCGGCCCTCACCCCTCGCCCGGCAGGGCAAACGCGCGTGCCAGAAGCTCCGCCGCCGCCCGCGCCGCCTCCACCGGCCCGCCGCCGATCTCGACCCGCAGCAGACCCGCGGCCGAACCCTGCCAGCCGCCGCCCCGCAAACCGGCCACGATCAGCGCCAGCACGTCACGGGTGGAAAACCGACCCGACTCGAACCTCTCCACCAGGTCCAGCAGCGACCCCGCGTCCAGTGCTGCTTCCAGCTCGGCCAGCGCCCCCAACGTCAGCTTCGCGACATGGCGCTGACCATCCAGGGTAATAGCCACCTCTCCCGCCCAGGGGTTCACCATCACAGCGCCGTGAAGGTCAGCACCCCGGCCGAGGCCAGCGTGACCTCGTAGGTCGCCTCGCCATTGTGGCTGCCGGCATATTCCAGCGCCGAAATCTGGAATGCGCCTTCGACGGTGCCGAAATCCGGGATCACCACCTGAAAGCTGGGGATCTCGCCGTCAAAGAATATCTGCCGCGCCCGCTCGTCGGTATTGGCATCGCGAAACACGCCCGAGCCCGAGATCGACGCCGATTTCACCCCCGCCCCGGCCAGCAACTCACGCCACCCGCCCTGAGACTCCAGCGAGGTCACGTCCACCGTCTCGGCGTTGAAGCTGATGCGCGTGGCGCGAAGCCCCGCAATGGTCTCGAACTGACCGTTCCCGGTCTGGTCGATCTTGATCAAAAGGTCCTTGCCGGCTTGAACTGCCATGGCGTTTCTCCTGAGGTATGGGTTTGTAGTTACAGCTCGATCCGCGCGCGGAAGGTCAGGTCGATCCGGCGCACTTCGCCCTCATCGATCCGCCGGGCGCTTGCGCGCAGAAACAGAAGGCTGACCAGGCTGCCGCGCGCCAGAACCAGTGCGGCACCTGTCAGATCATCGGAAATCGCCGCCGCAATCGTCTTGGCGGTCAGAAAACCGGTGCCGTCGCTTATCACGCTGATTGCCAGCCGATGCTCTGCCCCCGCGCCGGATTTGTCCGACGCGTCGCGCACCTCTTCCGGCCCGACCAGAACGAAGGTCCCCGCCGGGCTGGGCGGCACGGCGTCATAGATCGCCACGCCGGCCAGCGCAGTCGCCCCCGACAACCGCTGATACACCGCCATCTGCAAGGCGGCCGCTGCGCCATAGCTCATTTCGGGGCCTCCTCTCGACAGAAACAGGTCAGGTAGTGCCCGGCGGGGTCACGTTCGGTGACCGCCAGAATGCTGAAAAGGCGCGTCCCCTCGCTGAACCGTTGCTCGGACTTCGGCCGGCTGGCCGAACCCGGCAGCGCAGCCCGCACCGTGATGCGGTAAGGCACCGAGGTCAGCGTCAATTCCTCCCCGGCCGGATCGCGGCCGGATCCGGGCTTGATCTCGGCCCAAAGCGTGCCTTGCGACACCCAGGAGGTGGTGAACCCCCCGGCCCCGTCCGGCACTCGCGTGGCCGCCTCCAGCTCCAGCGCGCGGTTCAGATGCGGCGCTTTCATTTGCGGCCCCCACCACCCAGGATCCGCACCTGCCGCCAGCGCTCGATCAGCGTGACCACCCCGAACGGCAGACCCGCCCCCGAAGATCCGTCATCATGGCGATGCTCATAGTATTCAGCCGCCAGCAGCAGCACCGCCTGTTGCAGGTCCGCCGGAACATCCCCCCAGGCAGGGCCAAACCCAGCGTCGAATTCCACCACTGCCTGCCCGCCGGCCGGAACCGTCGGCAGGGCAGAACCGGCGCCCACCAGCCTTGGCCGGTGCAAGTCGCTGAGCAGCCGCCAGGCTGTCGCGGGCAGCAGCACGGCGCCACCCAACGCGTCCACCAGCGTCACGCCGACCACCACGCTGACCGGGGCCACCGGCAACGCCACCTCTGCCGGATCGCGCCATTCCTCGACCGACCAACGGAACCGCCGCGCGATCAGCGCCTTGGCAATCCGGCCCTCGATCGCGGCCATGGCGGCGCGGAGATAGCTTTCCAACAGCCCATCCTGGCCGACCGGCAGGGCAAAGCCGGCCCCCATCCGCAGATGGTCTTTCAAGGCCTCAACCGGCAGGGCCGCGCCGGGCACCGCCGTCACTTCGGTCAACATCATCTCGTCTCTCCGGGTGCCGCGAATGAAAGGGTGGACGCGCGCCTCTCCCGCCCCGCTCGGTCGGAAGGGGGAGCAGCTAGACGGAACGAAAGATCTTCCGGCGCGCGCCCTGTCCCGGCCCGCCGACGCGGACCGGGGTCGCTGGGATCGCTTACGAAGCAGCGACCTTCAGAAGCTTGATCGCCGCAAAGTCGGTGACATCGCCGCCCACGCGCTTGGACGCATAGAACAGCACATGCGGCTTGGCCGAGAACGGATCGCGCAGGATGCGCAGGTCCGGGCGCTCGGCGATCGTGTAGCCGGCCGCAAAGTCGCCAAAGGCGATCGGATAGGTGTTCGCCCCCACGTCGGGCATGTCTTCGCAGATCAGCACCGCATAGCCCATCAGGCGTGCCGGCTCTCCGGCTTGCAGGCTGTCTGCCCACATGAAGCGACCATCGGCATCCTTCATCTTGCGCACCGCGCCGGCAGTCTTCGAGTTCATGATGAACGTGCCGTTGGCGCGGTAGTCGGCGCCCAGTGCGTAGACCAGGTTCACGATGCAGTCGCTGGCGTTGGTGGTGGCGAAATCGGCCGCCGCGCCGGTGGGGATATAGCCCAGATTGCCCCAGGTCCAGGAGCCGTTCGCCACCTTGGCCGGCAGCAGGAAGCCGCGCGGCTTGTCCACGCCGTCACCGCTGATGAAGGCCGCCGCCTCGGCGCGGATGAAGCGCGTTGCGATCTTGCCGGCCAGCCAGCCCTCGACGTCGAAGGCGCTGTCGTCAAGCAGGCGCTGGCTGGCCTTCGGCATCGCCGACAGCTCGTGCAGCTTGATCGAGATGCGCTCGATCGTCGGCGTCGCGGTCTCGGTCTGTGCCGCCACCTCCGTGGCCCAGCCAGAGCCCACCTCGGTCCGGTCGATCAGCACATCGAACGACACCGCATCGACCTGCACCACATTGGCCGCCGCGCGCAAGCTGGAGGTTGCCAGCAGCATCGAGCGGATCGTGTCCGCGGTCTGCGGATCCACCAGGTAGCCACCATCCGCCGCCACGGCGGTGGACATCGCTTTGCCCTCCAGCACCAGGCCGCGCAGGCCATCGTCATCGCCCGACCGCAGATAGGCGTTGAAGGCCTTCTTGTGCGGGGCGTCCAGTTCCACCGCAGCCGAAAGGGCCGGGCGGCCGTAAGTCATGGTTTTCCGATCCAGCATGGTCAGTCGCTCTTCCTGATGTTGCAACGCTTGTTTCACTTCGCTCTGAAAGCCGTTGAATTCTTTCAGAAAGCCGGTCATCGCAGATTTCAC